GTAAATGGCTAAAGAATGGCGCACACTCAAACTTGAACTTTTAGCTGAGACAAAGCAATTCGTTTCGGATATGAAGAAATCTGAGAATCAAGTCGATGGATTTGCCGGACAGGTTGATAAGTTTAGTGCCAAAGCCAAAGCCGCATTTGCCGCGGCCGCAGCAGCCGCAGCAGCTTACGCTGTCAAGTTGGCGGTCGATGGAGTTCAAGCAGCAATAGCCGACGAAGCCGCTCAAAAACGTTTAGAAGTTGCTCTCAAGAATGTCACCGATGCCACAGATGCTCAAGTGGCGGCAGTAGAAAAGCAAATTCTAAAAACTTCATTAGCGACTGGCGTAGCTGATGACAAACTTCGTCCAGCCTTCCAGCGTTTAGCAATAGCAACTGGTGACCTTGAGAAATCTCAAACTTTACTCACTCTTGCCCTCGATATTTCAGCGGCTACTGGCAAAGACGTCGAAAGCGTCTCTAATGCGCTAGGTAAAGCGTATGAAGGTAATACCGGAGCCCTAACTCGTTTAGGCGTCGGTTTATCGGCAACAGAAATCAAAACGCTTGGCCTTGAAGGAGCAATTACCACCCTTAGCGATACTTTTGGCGGAGCCGCCGCAACGCAAGCCGAAACCTTCGAAGGCAAAATGGCTAGAGTTCAAGTTGCTTTTGATGAAGCCAAAGAAACTCTTGGAGCCGCTTTACTTCCTATTATTGAGAAGTTCTTCAAATTTATCGTTGAGACTGGTATTCCAAAACTTCAAGAATTCAAGAAGGTTGCCATTGATCCAGTAATCAAAGCCTTCAAAGATAACGAAGATGCTTTGAAATCTATTTACGAATTCGGCAAAGATACTCTCGTTCCATTTATAACATTCACTTTGGGGAACGCAATCAAAGGTCTTTCAACTGTTGCCAGCGGTATTGTCAAAGCCGTTTCTATTGCCCTCAAAGCTCTTGAACCGATTATCAATGCGGCAATCAAAGGAATCAATGGAGTTATTCGCGCAAAGAATCTTTTGACTCCTGGCCCTGACGCTCCAACAATTAGCCCAATCAATTTTGGGTCTGGTGGAGCATCTACTGGCTCAAATACAGTCGCTCCAGGTGGGTTGCCATTTGGCGGAAGCGTTCCCGGAAAGCCAGAAGCCGGTGGGGGAGGCAATCTAATCGCTGGTGGAACTGGCTCAGGATCAGGCACAGCTACGGCCGGTTCAGTTACTTCGGGGGCTCCAGTTTTTAGTGTTCCCGATATTGGTAATGGAACTCAATTTATTCGCGACTTTATTGGTTACACTCAAACAGGCACAGGAGCTTTTGGCGGTCGAAGCAATTTACGCCCTGACGATGGAGGCGGTCTGACAATCGTTGTCCAAGCTCCAAGTGTTATTGATGAACAAGGATTCAGCCGCGCAGTCATAGAAGCCCTCAATAATTCCGAGCGTCGCTCTGGAGGCGGAAGTAGCCAACTAATTTTATGACCTTCTGGAATCCGACTTATCGAGTCAAAATCAATGGCTACACAGTCACAGACGCAACCCTCAGCGGCTTGACGATTACCTCTGGCCGTTCTGATATTTACTCTCAACCGGTAGCCGGTTACTGTAATTTTACATTGATTGAAACCAACGAATCTAACGTTCCTTATCAAATCAATGATCCTCTTACTATTGAAGTTCAAGATTCCAACGGCGATTGGGTTAGCCTCTTTGGTGGATTTCTTAGCGATTTATCCATAACAGTTGAAACTTCAAGTTCAATCGCACTTAGTCAAAGAATTCAAATTGTCGGTGTAGGAGCCTTGGCTCGCTTGGCTCGCTCGGTTTATACTGGCAACTTCAACCATCAATTCGATGGCGACCGAATCTATGAATTACTTAGTGGCGTTCTTTTTGATAGTTGGGACGAGGTTCCCTCTGGCGTTACTTGGAACGACTATGATTCAACGACGACTTGGGCGAACGCCGAAAACAGCGGTCTAGGGCAGATTGACCAGCCTGGCGATTATGAGCTTCATTCGCAATCTGGCTTGAACGATACTGTCTACAACCTAGCCAGCTCATACGCCACCTCTGGTCTTGGCTATCTTTACGAGGATGCCCAAGGCCGAATCGGTTACGCGGACTCAACCCGACGAGGTCAATACCTCTCAGCCAACGGATATGTCGATTTAGATGGCAATCACGCAATCGGCCCAGCCTTGTCCATTACAAAACGCGCTGGCGACGTCCGTAATGCCATTACCATCGCTTACGGCAACAACTCGGCCAGCAACGTCACAGACAGCGACCTAACCTCAATATCCCTCTTTGGCCAACTAGCCGCCACAATTAGCACAACGCTTAGACAACAAGCTGACGCTGAAGCTCAAGCCGCCTTCTATCTCCTTATTCGCGCCTATCCTGAATTTGCCCTCAAGCAAATCAGTTTCCCTCTCGGTAGCTCTGAAATCGACGATGCTGACCGCGATGCCCTTCTCAACGTTTTTATGGGCCTTCCGCTCAATATTGCTAATCTTCCGACCAATATGCCTAACGGCGAATTCCAAGGATTCGTCGAGGGCTGGACTTGGACGGCTGGCCTAAACTCTCTCAACCTTACTCTCAATATCTCGCCGGTCTCATATTCACTCCAAGCCTTCGGCTGGGATGACGTTCCGGTGATTGAGACTTGGAATACCATTTCGCCCACATTGGACTGGCTCAACGCTACAATAGTCGCCTAGAAGGAGAACTAACTAATGGCAAATACGACGAACTTCGGCTGGGAGACGCCGGACGATACCGACCTAGTCAAGGACGGCGCGGCGGCTATCCGAACCCTCGGTAGCGCGATTGATACTTCTCTCGTTGATCTCAAAGGCGGCACAACCGGACAAGTACTCGCTAAAGCTTCAAATACTGATATGGATTTTACTTGGGTTGCTGATGCTGGTTTTTCAAACCCAATGACGACAACCGGCGACATTATTTATTCGTCAAGCGGTTCAACTCCTGCTCGCTTGGGAATTGGTTCGACTGGACAGATTTTGACAGTAACAGGCGGCGCACCTGCTTGGGCGACTCCTGCCGGTGGCGGAAAGATTTTACAAGTCGTCACAGCAACAACAACAACATCAACCAACCTAACAACTTCTTATGCTGATATTACAAATATGACTGTTACTATAACTCCCACAAAAAACACTTCTACCATAATGATTTTATGGTCATCAAATGTTTATGGATCAATTTCCAGCTATGACGATGCTTTGCCAACAGTTACAACTCAACTGTTTAGAGGGGCTACATCATTGGCAACTAATAGAGTGATGAGTAATGAGTCTAGCGCGACCGGCGGTAATGGCAGAAATCACACTCAGGCATTTGCTTTCCACTACATTGATAATCCAGCGACGACTTCTGCGACAACTTACAAGTTTCAAGCGGTACGCACAAATCCCGGTGGAACTACTACCGCAAATATTGGCGGAAGTTATCAGCAGACAATTACAGCGTTTGAAATAGGAGCCTAATATGTTTCCAACAGAAGCCGATTTGCTAGATTGGGCAATTCAAACGCTGCGACCCGGCGCAGAATTTACTTACAATGATGCCGATTTTTCGAGTCTGAACTGGATGTCGAAAGATATTGAGCCACCAACAATAGCTGAGGTTGAAGCGCAAATCGTCAAACTAAAAGCTAAATTTGAAAATGAAAAAGCTGAGAGAGAAGCAAAACGCAAAACACTTTTAGACAGACTTGGCATTACCGAAGAAGAAGCGAAACTCCTTCTTTCATAATGGCTAAACTTTGTAAAGCCGGACAGCAACTCAGGGAGCAGATAGACGATGATTATCCTGATCGCGATAGGAAGTCTGATGGCTGGATTGCTGACGCTCGTCACCTCGCTCAAGGCACTTCTGACCACATTCCAAGAGACGGAATTGTTAGAGCTTTAGATATTGATGCTGATTTATCAGCTCATAAAGAGGAGGCTTATGCGTTAGTCGAAAAGATTCGCAAATTAGCCAAGAAGGGCGATAAGCGAATCAAATACATTATTTTTGATGGCAAGATTATGAGCTCGACTCTGAATTGGAAGCGCAGAAAATACAGAGGCCCAAACCCTCACAAGTCGCATTTCCACATCAGCTTTACAACTCTGGGAGACAATGACGGCAAATGGTTCGACCTAGAAGGAGACACAAATGAAAGAATTCAAATTGATGGCGGGAAGCTGGGCGAAGACATTCGTAGCGGCGGCCCTAGCGACCTACCTAGCAGTCGGCCTAGACGTCAATGCGATTGCGAACGCGGCTCTGGCATCAGTCTTGCCTAGCATCATCAACTGGCTCAACCCTTCTTACCAGCGTTACGGCAAAGTCCGGTAATGGCTCCGTCAGACATTGCGGCGTTTATCGCCTCAGTCCTCGGATCTATCGGCCTACTCATTGCCGGTCTGAGATACATAATCAAACTTGAAAATCTGCCCATTGTGTCGCGCCTCGATAAAATGGAGAGTCAGTTAGAATTGGCCCTCTCGACGAAAGTGAGCAGAAGTGGCACAGGCAAAAAAGCGCGCTAAGAAGCCAGTCAAGAAGGTGGCAAAACGTCGCAAAACGACGAAAGATGTCCCATTGACTCGTTTGGATTTTTGGGCTATTGCTTGTAATGAGGTTTATAGGGCTTGTCGTCGAGCTGGTATGGATGAAGGTACGGCTCTTGCTTTCGCAATGGATCGTAGCTCGTATCCTGAGTGGATAGTCGATAACGGCAACCCAATGTTCAAGCCTTGGGACGAAGACGAGGACGACGACTAATTTACCTCCGCGAGGTCGAACTATTTGAGGCACTCAAGGCCATCTATCCGGACTTGACGCCACTTTCAGCGACCGACCGAGCCGACGGCATTACTAGCGATTCCTATATTGAAATGAAGTGCCGCCGCACCCATTACGACACTCTCATCATTGAGAAGAAGAAGTGGGATTATTTGGCCGATATAAGGGCTAGGACAGGGGCTAGGACGCTTTATATCAACGCGACGCCTAGAGGGGTCTATCAGTTCGATTTAGGGGCTCTAGAGGCTCCTGAGTGGCATTGGAAGGCATTACCCGACAAGACCGACTTCGCTGGTAGCCATAAGGTTGAGAAGCTCTGCGCCTTCCTCCCA